CGACGCTCTTCCGATCTACTCTCAGTCAAGCGGCGTTCACGGCTACGGGGACGGTCTCGTCAGTCATCGTTCCGGGAAACTTCAACACGTCGCTCACGGCGGCGAACCGTTTCTACGAAATGGGAGTGCTGAAGTTCACGAGTGGAGCGAATGCTGGGTTCTCGAGTACTGTCAAAGCGTACGCGCAAGCGAGCGGGAATATCCAGACTGTCATGCCGTTCCCGTTTCCGATTCAACCCGGTGACGCGTTCAATGTGTATCCTGGATGCGATCACACTCAGGCGACATGTATCTCGAAGTTCAATAACAAGGCGCACTTCAAAGGGTTTCCATTCGTGCCTGTTACGGAAACTCTCTACGATGGCGGAACGAGTCAGCCGACGAACGCCGCGCCTTCTGGATCGCAAGCTGGAAATATCGTCGGCAGTAAGATTTCTGGAAACATACAACGCCAATGATGACACTCCCGAAAGATTGGCGCGAGCAGGTTGTCGCGGAAGCGCGCACGTGGATCGGTACGCGGTATCATCACATGGGCGACGTCAAGGGCGCCGGAGTGGACTGTGCGATGATTCTCGTACGTGTCTATTGCGACCTTGGCTTTGCCCCCGCGTTCGACCCACGACCGTATCCTCGCGATTGGTTCCTTCATCAGGGGCAGGAACGATACATCGAGTGGCTCGAGAAGTACTCGGTTAGGATTCCTGCTGAGAAGGCTGGTCCCGGAGATATCATCATGCATCGCATCGGCAGAACTGCTTCGCACGGTGCGATTCTAGTGGACGATAATCTCATGATCCATTCGTACGCTCCTTCGGAGTGCGTTGAGCTCAGGGAAAGAAGAGTCATACGCCACGAAGTCGACAGCTACTGGAGTCCAGAAAAGTGAGCGGCGGGCATACGCAAGCAACGACCGTCCAGCGATACAACGGGATGCAGATCGGTTCGAGCTCCTATGGAGGAGCTGTCCCTATCCTCTATGGACGTCAGCGAGTGACGTTCACGTTGATCTGGTACGACAACTTCAAGTCGACTCCTGTCAAGCAGTCTGGTGGAAAGGGTGGCGGTGGACAGCAGAATTCGTCATACAATTATTCGTCCTCGTGGGCAGCGGCGCTCGTTGAAGGACCGATTCAAGATATCGTCACCGTATGGCAGGATAAGGATGTCTCCAGTCTTTCGGCTCAGGGACTGACACTCTTTACGGGAACCGGCGGACAAGCTGTGTGGTCGTATCTCACGACCAACTTCCCCGGCGCCGCCATTCCGTACGACCATACGTGCTATGTTGGGGCGATCAATTACAACCTCGGAGGATCGGCAGCTCTGCCGAATCTTACGTTCGAGGTTGATGGGCTTCTCGTCAATCCAACTCAGAACATCACGTTTAGCGGCAGCATCTCGGCTGGAGCGACCAGCGCAAATCTCGCGAGCCCATGGCCGAACGCCACAGGACAGTGGTCTGTCACGTTCAGCGATTACGAAACGTTCTTCTGCAACTTCACTTCGGGATCGACAGCCGTCTCATTCACTAGTCCTCTGCAACAGAATGTGACGAACACGGCGTACATTCTCGGAAGCTTCGATTCCGACCCTGCGCAGTTCCTGCCTGACTACATCACTGATCAGAATCATGGAATGTCACGGCCGACATCGTTCTTGGCGTCGACGACAGGCACGAACAGCTACCAGACATATATTCGAGCACTGAACTTCTATCTGAGTCCGTACGAGAATACTCAGCGACAGGCTTCGGATTTCGTCTCTGAAATTTTGAAGATCACGAATTCCGACACGGTGTGGACCGGGTCGGGGCAGTTGAGGATCGTTCCGTACGCTGATCAGCCCGTCAGTGGAAACGGCGTGACGTACACGCCGAATACGACGCCACTCTTTTCGTTCGGCCCTGATGACTACATTGTTTCTGCTGGCGAACCTCCGGTCAGGCTGACTAGAAAGTCTGTCGCGAACACGTACAACCATATCAAGGTGGAGTATCTCGATCGTTCCAATTCGTACAATACGGCCATCGCCGAAGCTACGGACATGAACGATATCAATCTCAATGGCGAACGCGTAATGGACACGCTGAGCTATCATGAGATTACGAACGCCTCTACCGCGCGACTCGTCGCTCAGCTCATTCTGCAGACGGTTCTCTACGAACGTAACACGGTCACGTTCACCGTTCGTGGCGACTACGGCTCGCTTGAGCCGATGGATTACGTCGAAGTCTCCGATGTCGGACTGGTCTACAATCAGCAGCTCTTCCGCTGCACGAAGGTGACCAACCATCCTGATCACACGGTTGAGATCGAAGCGCTCGAGATTCCGGGCTCCGTAAGAACGGCTCCGTTGTACCAGTGGCAGGCCGTCCAAGGGTACAACGCGAACTACGCGGTCGCCCCCGGTAGTGTGCCAACACCGGTCTTCATGGAAGCCAACGGGACGATCGTTGATCCAACTGGAGGCCGTGAACTCTATATCGGAGTATGCGGTCCGAATGGGGGAACGAATTGGGGCGGTTGCCAAGTTTGGATGTCGTTTGATAACGTCACGTATTCGCAGATCGGAACGATTACGAGCCAAGCCGCCATAGGCACGCTGAACGCGGCGCTCCCAGCTGGAACGTCTGATCCGGACTCGAACGTTTTGCAGATCAATCTGACGAACGACAGTTTGACGATGACGAGCGGCACGACTGCGGACGCGGACAACAACCGCATTCTCATGGCGATCGATCCGTACAGTAACGGAGGCGCGAATCTCGAGATTCTTAGCTATGCGAGCGTCAGTCTCGTTTCCCCGGGCAACTACAATGTGACGTATCTGCATCGTGGACAGTACGGTAGTAAGAACATCCTGCATCCGGCAGGAGTTCCGTTCATGCTTCTTAATCAGGACACGTTCGTTCTTCCGCTCGACCCGGGTTGGATCGGACAGACGATGTACTTCAAGTTTCCGTCATACAATATCGTGGGGCGAGCAACAGAGTCTCTCGCAGCCGTCACGGCCTATCAGTTCACTCCTGTCCAAGGCGCCATAGCTTATAACTCGTCTTCGCAGTCGACGTTCTCGTCTCTCGGCAACGGAGTCATGTACTCGCCGACGACGGCGTTCAAGCGGCCGAACGGATCAGGCGGCTGGGACTCGAGTGTCTACTCTGTTGAAGGGTATACGAACGGATGCGCCGCAGAATGCTATCCGAGTCAGACCAATCTGGCATTCATGTTGGGCTTGACGACTAACCCAACAGCGAGTCCGTCCTACACGAACTTGCCGTACGCGTGGTATCCTGACACGGCCGGTAATCTGGAGATTTACGAGAGCGGTAACTATCAAGGAACCTACGGCTCGTACACTGCGTCGGACCTTCTCGCCATCACGCATGATGGCAAGCATGTCGTGTATTGGCACAACGGAGTGCCTGTAAGATCTGTGCCTGTTGGCAACAACACGTTCTACATGCAGCTTGCTTTCGCTAGCGACAATGCGGCCGCATACGGTATTTCGTTTGGATCGAACATAGCGAGCACCGCGCCGTTCACTCTGGTGCCGATGAGCAACAATGTGACGTGCTACGGCACCACGGCCAGACCGAATAATCAAAACACCAACGGTGTTTGGGGACAGCGCACTTATCAAAGTAAGGAAAGCTACACTACGGGATGTCAGATATCGTTTAGTGTCACCGCGCCACAGGATGCGCAGACACTTGGCCTGTCGAACATTCCTACGGCGGGAGGTGCTGGCCCACAGCAGTACATGTCTGCGGGTTGGTATGCGTGGAACCCTGGAGGTGGCTGGTTCGTAATCTTCAATCAGAATCAGCAAGGTCAAGTATATCCCGGAACCGGTCCGGGAGGTACTCCAGGACCTAACGACGTTGCGACTGTCACCTATGACCAGTTTTGGTTCAGATGGTGGCTGAACGGTGCACTTGTTCATCAAGAGTACTATCCAAATGCCGGAGCACTGTACGCGTTCGGCGATTTCTACGATCCTAGCGCGTTCTTTACTGGCGAGACAACACGCAACATCTCGTTTGGTCCGTACGGTGCATCGACTCCCAATCCATTCATCGCCACTGGAGCTTGCGTAACACACGATTCGACCGCACAGAAGGTTGGAGTTGGTCCGGGCTTCGACAGTTGTGTGTACAGTCTGAATTCGTATTCGACCTGTCATCTGCAAGCCAAAGCCAATACCAACGTTCCGAACGGTGGTATGGTCATTGGATTCGCGGGCGCAACACCAGCCACGGCACCGGCGAATCCTGACTACGGTTGGTTGCTCGGCGCTGGCGGAGTCGCTCAGGTACGAATCGGCGGCAGCATCGTACTGCAGTTGCCGAACGCGTATCTGGCGACCGATCTGTTCTCGATGGTGTACGATGGCTCGCAGATCAATTGGTACTATAACGGTGCCATCACCTACAGCCATTACGATGCCGGAAGAACGTTCTTCTTCTCATCCTTATTCTACGACAGCGGAATCAACAGTCTGTCGTTCGGTCCGGGAATAACGCTCGATCTAATCCCGACGGCAGGAATGGATGCGAACGCCGCGAGTCAGATGGTCTCGGCTTACGCGGCCGGGCCCATCGCTCCTCCAGCCGCTACGAACGGTGCTCCT